CGCATCGAGCACAGACTCACGAAGGGACTTTCCCTGCGCGCGAAGATGCGAAATTACAGCCTGAACAGTTCCAAGCTCATCCGTATCTTCGTTCAAACCAAGCACTTTGCGAAATTCTGGAATCAGGCCAAGAACTGAATCTGATTTCTCCTTGTCTGTTTCCATTTCTGCGACCTTCGACTCAAATGGCTGACGCGCCGCTGCCTCAATTGAACTCACGAGTCCAGCATTGTGCGCGCGAAGCTCATTCTCCTGAAGCGCCGCAATTTCCTCGGGCTTCACTGAATTACCTCCTTCTGTATCTTCCATTTCACTTGTGAGCGCACCCACAAGGCGCGCACTCATGCCGTTCTTACGGGGACGAGACAAATCAATTGATTCAATCTGAAATTGTGAAACACGTACTCCGTTCTGAAATGGAACCTGCGCAGCTTTTCCGCGCCATGAAACAGTGTTTGCAATTCTTCGCTTCAAGTAATCGCGGCCCTTAGTTCCGGGAAGCACGTATGCCTTGACAGCGAGTTTTGCCTTATCCCCTGCTTTCTGTACGCGCGCCTTAACCCAATGAAATTGGATATCGGGAAATGCGTATGGATCTGCTTCGGGGGAAATATGACCGAGATAGCCAACTAGAGGCTCACCTGAGTTGATCTGCTCAGCCACATTGTCGAAAAGCTCCGGCCCCCAATACCGCTTTGACTTCGACCATCCTGATTCGATTACGAAAGTAGCAAACCTCGGTTCATCATCGCCTTGTGTAATTTCAGCTACAAGATCCGGAGAGAGGGGAACCATCCCCGCTGCCGCATCTGAAGTAAATTCAGCAACGGTATCGAAATCCTCGAAGATTTCATTAAATTCCATCGCTTACCGCCTTCGCAACCGCTTGCCCTGGTTCTGGTTGAAAATTGTCCGCTTAACAACCTTCTGATGACCACGACCAGCCTTGCCCGCCTTTTCAGCCGACAAGCTACGTGTGGAAACCTCAGTTACCGCACCCGGAGATTTCGAAGGATCAAAACTCGGGTTTGCGTTATCTGTGAACTGGCTTGCAACAGGAGACATTCTAGCGACAGTTGCTCCTGTCGCAAAAATTCCTGAAGTAGAATTCAAGTTGTACGGGTCACGACGAAAAAGCCGACGAACAGTACGCCGAGAAGTAACACGCCGTAGACCACGCTGCTTGAATACATTCTTTGAAATGTCAATCTTCTGCCCGAACTGATCTGCATTACCAGGCTGAAGCGACGTGAATGTAAGCGGATCACGCGGACGAAGAATTCTCGGCCTCGACAACTTTCCAATCGGCCCACTTGCCCCACGAGCTAGTTTACCTCTCATGTAATAACCTCACTTCCGCCTAATTGTAATTTTAGCACTCAGTGGAATTCCCAGTGAAGCATTTGCAACCTGCAAACCACCACGTCGCAACTCTTTCATGTGGCGAATCTGCGGCATCCGGTAGGCACGAGTGACATTGCCTGCCATATTGATTCGAACCTGATTTGCCGAATTTGCCAATTTCCCTCCTAGTGCTTGAATTTCCTCGCATTGAGCGCAAACTGTGCGCGTTTTCTGGTTTTTGGATTCTTGGATTTCGCTAAACGACGAAGGGTGCTAACTGGAATTTTCTTTCCTTTCTTTGTTCCAGTTGTCTTACGCAATTTTCCTTTGTTTCGAGCCTTGATCTTGATGCCACCTTTGCGTCGTTTGCGAGCCATTACTTCGGCCTGCTCTTTCTACCACCTTTTGCGCCATGCTTCTTTGCCTTTGTGCCGCCTTTCTTGAACTTGTATTTTTGAAGTGCGGCTGGAATTTTTCCCATTGAGATTATCTCCTGAGTAGGCGGACAAATAGATTGTTCGGTGGAATACGCACAATCCGCCTGCCTTTCAGGTACATCAGAAAACGTCCCTTCTTTTTCTGTGTCATCGCTTACGCGCCCTCCTTACTCTGCGTCTGCCCATTGTCGCCGCGATCTGAGCCGGACGCTTAGCTTTTGGTCTGCGCTTCACGCTTTTACCTTTTGAAATTCTCAGTTTACGTGGACGACCTGTACGTGGAGTATGTGAGCGCGTTCTCATTCGTTAGTTCCTTGCGGGCCAGCTTTAATAGGAACAGATGACGATGGAACATTTCCATTCTGAGATTGCGGTGCAGGAGGTAGTGCTGCCAGCCGCTTTTTCAAATCGGCCGCTGCTTGCTTCATTTCTGCTGGCCCACTTTCCATCATCGGCAAAAATGGCCTGATTGTTTCTGCATATGTCTTGTCTGAAATTTCACCCGCCTGATTTGCAACCTCCAACCCCATGAGGATCTGCTGGAAAGCCTGCGCTGTAATCAACTGATCGTCAGCGCGAACAATTTCCCACGTAACTTTAGGCCGAAATGGAATTTCTCCAGACATTACAAGTGCCATCTTACAAAGCTGTTGAATCGCTTTAGAGTAATTTCTACGCTTGCGATCCACCTTTTTCAGAAATGGCACAGTCTGCGCATTTCGATCCGAGTTAGCTGATCCTGAATCGACACGCATGAAAGCCCACTCTGGCGTTTGGGATGCAATACAGATACAGTCAATAAGAAATTCTGCCAAATTCTTGGTATCGCCAAGAACTGAAATGGCTTCAAGGAAGTCCATATCATCGTCAGCCTGAAGGAAGATAATTTCACGACCTTGCCATGAAACTTCCGAGCCATTTTTGATCGTTCCTGTCGTATCATCCCACGCATCAGGAAAATTGTTTTTGATGAAAGGCGCAACATCTGTAAGCTTCAATTTCACTTTAGGCGTTGAATGATACTTGTGAGCCTGAAGACCTTGAACGACAACATCATGAAAAGCATTGATGAAAGGAATTACAGATTCAAGTTCGCTCTGACCACCTTGCAACGCAGAATCCCATTCGTTCCATGCTTCAAAGAACGGTACAAAATTCCAAGGGTTCGGAGTGGTCATATCTGTAATCCACTCATTTGTATTCTGATCGAAAAAACGATATTCGTCGCGAGTAACAATTTCAATAATGTCATGCTCTTCAGTCTGCGGTTCAACTCCCGTCGTAACATCACCTTCACTTACAACGATTGTCATTCGATGAATTACAATCGCACGCTCGAGAACTTTCTTGTTGCGCATGTTGTATTCAAGCTCGACACGCTCAGGCGGCAAACATTCGATGTAATAATGCTGCGCCTCTTCAAGTGTCATCAAAGGATCGAGAATGTCTGGCCTACAAAGACGAACAACAACTTTTGAATCTCTAAGCGAATCACGAAACATTTCCTGAAGCTCAGGCGCCCAATACGTTTGAATACATTCATTCAAGAATGCGTCTAAATTTTCATCTTCGACTGTTACTACAGGCATTCCCATGAAACCAACCTGTAGATCGACAATCGGTTTTGCGAATCCTGCACCCAGCGCGTTATCCCCTGAATTTCTGTAAAGGGATCGCGTCATATCGTAATTGACGATAGTTCCTTCAGCGGCAGGATGAGACTTTGGCCAGAAACGACCACCCACAAGTCTAAACGTCGAACGAATTCCTGAAATTGAAATCCAGGAAAACGGTGCAGAGAACTGTTCGCCAACTACACTTATGAAATTACGAAATGTCATCTTGTCCTTCCGCTGTCCGATCTGCATTATTAGACAGCAAAGCCTCAAGATTTTCAATCATCTGTGCTGCTGCTTCCTGAACTTCCACCGGAGCTTCACGTAGACGTTCAACAATTCCCTCGTCTGTAAATGTGGTTCGATCTTCATTAACCTGAAATCTTTCTTGTCGCGAAGCTTTCGGCATTCCAGCACGGTCGAGCACTTCTCCTGCGGCTTGAAGAATGTATTTGTCATCGGTCGATCTACGCATTACATCGACAATCGCTTGAACAGCCTCGATCATGTAACCCTCTAACAAATCAAGTGCAGCTTGAGGCAAACGTTCGCGAAGCGTTACAAGCTGTTCTTGTACGTGTGGCGCAGCGAGCATTTCATCTACTTGTACCCGCGATACTCCTGTGATTTTTGCTATCTGAACTTTCGAATATCCAGCTAGCTTCAAAACCACAATCATCATTTCAACGTGCGGAATTTCACCTGGAAGCAATTTACGATGCTTTGTAACATCAATCTTGTATTTGCGCCTAATGCGCGCAGCTTCCTTTTTCCCATCACGCGCTCTGCGCGCTGGAAGAGATTCATTTTTAGCCATGAATTACACTCCGGTTCATAATCGCTGACAGACCAGCAGGCACAGAAAGCTGTGGCTTAACCTGCGCCGCAACCGTTGCGAACATTCCTGCATGATGCCAGTGATCGGCGTTACGATTCTTTTTCCAACGGCCAACTAGCGTACCTCTTGTATTTTCCTCTTCAACACGCACCATCTGCAAAAGCTGATGGTAGAAACCGTTATACGGCTTGCGTGGCATTGATTCACCAAGGTCGCGAGCATCTTCCGGAATTACAATATTTCCATTCAGCATATCCTGAATGAAAGTATCGAGCGCCATCGTCTTGTCAATGTTCACCCTTCCAGCTTCGCCATGCTTGATCGGATGAAATGTTGCCAACTCCGACGCTTGTTCGCGATCCTCTGAAAAACCAACTCGCAATCGACCGTGATACTTGATTGCCAAGTCACGAGCTTTTGCCTTTTCCGGGTGCGCATCAATTACACCTGTCCATGAAGTAAGAGAGCCAAGGAATCGGTCAAGCTCATTCCAATTTGAAAATAGCTTAATATTCCACAGCATCTTGTTTCCATGTTGATCGAAATGCCAGCACCAACAGTGAATTAGTGAACCTACATCAATACCAAGGGCCAGATAGGAATTTGGGATACCTCCCATTCGATAGCCACGCCCTCGGCATCTATCGAGCAATTCCGCTGTAATTTTATCTCCGGCCGCTGTATAAGCACGACCCATGTTCTGATTCCAAAAAGACTTGAGCTTTCTAGCCTCGCGCTGCCCCAGGAAATAATCTTTCATAATTTCATAGAGTGGCTGCGTTGGCGAATTAAACTGTGAAATATGGTAGCCCCGAATCCGCCCATCAAGGTTGTACGGAATCCAGCGCCCTGTTGCATTCATCACTCTACGTTCATCGTCTGAAATTTCTCGCTTGCAGAATGCGCATTCAACTACACACTCTTCAGCCACATCACCAAGCTTCAGATTGTTGTAATCCAATGATGGCTCATTGAAATTCAAAACCTGATAGCGCTTGCATCCAGG